TGTTGCTAACGTCCCTGTATCTGGATTTGCAATGACTGCAAATTTAGGAACGGCTATAGGAGATAATATTACATTTGCAGAGGTAAATGCATTTAGTGCAGGTTATTGGGGTTACAGATCAACTTGGGGCTTTAGCGCATGGGGTAATGGACAAACAAATACTCTTGTAATGAGTATGTTAGAAAATTTCTCTGGTACCGACGCTGCACCAGATGCTTCGCCTACAGGTCAAGCTATGGCATTGGCTTTAGCAGCAGGTAATACTTTTGATATTAGAGGTGATGCAAATATAGCTCCATTAGCATCTATGAATTGGGGTCAAGCAACGTGGGGTGAATCTACGTGGGGTGATGGTTTATATAGACCAGATACTGATGATATTTTCCCACTTACATTAGCTCTAGGAACGGCTACTTTAGATGCCAATACTATTATTGATGTAACCGGGGTAACTTTACAAACTGTACAATTAGGATCAGTTACAGTCACTGGAACAGCTAGTACAATTCTATCTGGAAATAGCTTGACAATGGGACAAGGTACAGGTACAAATGTACTGATTTGGAATGCAGTCGATACAGGTTCAGCACCAACGACACCTCCAGGATGGCAGGAAGTTCCTACAAATGCTGCTTAAAATTAGTGTTTGACACTTATTAAAATAATTTATAATATACAAGAATTGGAGATAAAAAATGGCGAACTCTACATCGGCAAGTTTAAAACTTACAGTCCAAGCAACTGGGGAAAACTCAGGAACTTGGGGACAAATAACTAATACAAACTTATTAATTTTAGAACAAGCAATTGGTGGTTATGAAGCAGTTGGTATTACATCAGGTGCAACTTTAACTTTTTCTAATGGTGCAATATCAAATGGAAAAAACCAAGTATTAAAATTAACAGGTACAATCGGAGGAGCAGTTAACGTAACTATCCCTGATTCAATTGAAAAAACTTTTATAGTTGATAACGCAACTACTGGTGCTTACACAGTAACGTTCAAAACTACTTCAGGATCTGGAGTAACTTGGGCGGCAGCTGACAAAGGCACTAAAATGATTTATTCAGATGGAACTAACGTTGTT